AGATTGGGAGGATAATTTTAACTTTATGACTGTAGTTGATGCATATAACTCAACACTTAAAGGTAGTTCAACACTTATTAAAAACAAAAACTATAAAATAGATATAGATTTAGGAGATACTGTATTAAATAATTGTATAGAATTAAGTGATGCGTTAGATAATGCAAAGCAAGCTAAATTTGTAAGGGCAATAAAAAAAGTGATAGTAAAAAATGAAAAATTTGATATTGACCATTTAAAGAAAAACTGTTATAAAAGAAGATTAAATATATACAACAGAGAAGGAGATATTGTAAAAGAGATAGTTGATGTATATAATTATTTTAGAAAAAAAGATTTAATTATTGAATAATATTATAATCTAAAAGAAACAGATACGTTGAACAAAAAAAAAGAGTCTCTTATAAGAAATAGAAACTTAGTAAAACAAGTTGTCGACTTTACTGGAGTGCAAAACGGTAAACTTCACCCAAGCGACATAGACTTTGTTTTAGAGTTTGATAATAAAGTATTAATTTTGGGAGAGGTAAAACATAAATATACTAGAATACCAACTGGACAAAAGCTAATCTTAGAGAGGATTGTAGACAGCTGGGGTCAGGGAGGTATAGCTATAAAGGTAGAACATGAGTTTAATGATGAGAATATAAATATACCTCTTCATGTTTGTAGTGTTACTGCTCGATACTATAAAGGAGACTGGAAGTATTTTAAAGAGCCTATAATGATTATAGACTACCTAAATAAAATAGGAAGAGTTTTAGAATGTGAAAAATGTAAATTTTGACGACTGGTTTTTAGAAGATAGAGATACAGAATTAACGCCGCATGAAATATATTTACTAGCTTTAATAGATATTGTAAAAGGTACAAGTATAGCAGAGATAGAAAAAATATTAAAACAGTACGAGAAAAAAGAGCAGTATTTAATTTGTGCTGCAATACATAAAGCTACAAAAGTAGCAGAAGAGAAAACAATAAAAGAAATAAAACAATTACTAGATGACGAATACAACGAATATAAAAGAAATAATAAATAAGTATTTCGAGCTAGACATATCTAAAAAGACTAGACAAAGGGAATACATAGAGGCGAGGTTTATATACTTTACACTTGTCAAGAAATATACTGGACTCAGTTTAGCAGCAATAGCGAAAACAACAAACCAAAACCATGCTACAGTATTACATGGTATAAAAACACTAAAGGATTTAATGCTACATGATAAGAGACTAAAGTTTAACTATAAGCTATTAGACAATAAAGTAGCAGACAACGACTCCGCAGTAAAAGACTTTGATTTTACAGAAGGATTAGTACAAAGATATTTAAGCCTAAAACAAACAAATGAGGAGCTAACTAAAACAATAAACGAGCTTACTGAAAAACTAGACATAACAAAAGAACAACTTAGGTTTTTTAAAGAGGGTTACTCCTACGAAAAAAGGTTACAAGGGAATAAGGTAATAACAAAAGATTAAAAATTTGATTGTATAATTGATTAATCAATCTTTTTCAATTATGGATAAAAGGATAAATAACGGTGGTAAAAGAGAGGGAGCAGGTCGTAAACCTAAGTCCGAAGAGATAAACTTAATAGAGAAGTTATCGCCTTTAGAACCGTTAGCACTTGCAGCATTAGAGAAAGGAGTCAAAGAGGGAGACTTTAAATTTGTACAACTATACCTCAACTATTACCTAGGTAGACCAGTAGAGAATAAGAACATAAACGTTAACGAGGACATACCGTTATTTATGACAGAGTGATAGCTAAGATAACTCCAGCTTTTAAGAAACTACAAAAACTAGAATCAAGAATACGAATTGTAAGAGGAGGTTCTAGTGCTGGAAAAACAATCGCTATACTTTGCCTACTAATAAACAAAGCAATTAAAACAAAGGGTATAATTATATCTGTAGTGACTGCTACGGTCCCAGCTCTTAGACGAGGTGCTTTACAAGACTTTAGACAGATAATGAAATCTCTAAATAGGTTTGACGACAGTAAGTTTAATAAAACACTTTTACAATATACCTTTTCCAACGGTAGTTATATAGAGTTCTTTAGTACAGACGATAGCTCAAAACTAAGAGGCGCTAGGAGAAACATACTATTTGTTAACGAGTGTAATACAGTTTCCTTTACAGCTTATCAGGAACTATCTATAAGAACCTCTGAGGATATTTGGCTAGACTACAATCCAGTTACTAGGTTTTGGGTAGATAAGGAACTAGTTGGACAACCTGATACAGACTTTATAACCCTCACCTATAAAGACAACAATCAACTAAGCGAAAGCATAGTAAAAGAATTAGAGAAAGCTAGAGACAAGGCTAAGACCTCAGCTTACTGGTCCAACTGGGTTAGAGTTTATTTAGATGGGCTTACAGGGACTTTAGAGGGAGCGGTGATACCTAACTGGCAAGAGATAGATAACATACCCTTAGAGACGAGGTTATTGGGCTATGGCATGGATTTTGGATATTCAGTAGACCCTAGTACCTTAATTGCTTTATATAAGTGGAATGAAGCCTTTATATTTGATGAGGTCCTTTACAAAACAGGTATGCTTAATAGAGACATAAGTAGATTCTTAACACAAAACAATATAACAGAAAACATAATAGCGGATAGTGCCGAACCTAAAAGTATAGCAGAATTACAAAGCTATGGACATTCTATCTATGGAGTTGCAAAAGGTAGAGACTCAGTAGTATATGGATTAAACCTAATAAACCAAAACGAGATATATATAACATCTAGGAGCTTAAATCTAAAAAGAGAACTACAGGGATATATATGGGCAAGAGATAAGGAGGGTAATCAGATACAGAAACCTACTGGAGAGCATCCTGATTGTATAGATGCGATGAGGTATGTATTTACAGATACCCAGCAAGGCAATAGGGGAGAATATCATATTTGGTAAAATAAATAGAAAAATATTTGGTATTTAATAAAATGTTTATATCTTTACAAAGTAAAACAATAACAACTAAAAACAAAAACAATGGAAAACACAAAAATAGAAATATACTATAGAACTGATAAACTTAAAGATATGTCCGTAGAAGAGATTCAAAAAATAGAGGACAAACTTTGGGCAGCTTATAAACAAGCTGAGACAGCAAAGAAATATAAAAAGCTGTTTAAAGAAGAGCCTACTAATGTCGATTTACTTACTTCGATTATTAGTACGGAAAATTTAGAATAACTAACAGGGGTCTTTCATAGACCCTTTTTTATTAACCAAACTTTAATATATGAAATCGATTAATTATAAATACGTAATAATGTACGCTCTTTTATTTAATACCTCTGCTCTTATGTGGATGTATGTAGCAGCTTATAATTTGCTATATTTGGAGGAATTATTTTACTCTTTAATTGAAATATTTTGATATGATGACGGCTTGTTGGTACGAAAAGATATTCGTTGTACAAAAACCAGTACAAAGAGGCTACAGAAAAAAGGGTTACGATGTTACTCTCTACGTTGATTACAAAGGTCAAAATAAGATACATGGCAAAGAAACCTACAAACAAAATAGCAAAGAACTTGAAGATGCAATAAAAAAGGCTTATATTTATGCTTACAAGAAACTCATACTTGGTGAGTAGCTTTTTTTTTGTTTTGATTGAGATTATTTAGAATTGATTAAGAGGGACCTAGTTCCTCTTTTTCATTTTATACACTTTTTACCTTTTTTGATTGTATATATATGAAAGTAGAAATATATGTTCCTGAGGACCTAAGCGAAATAACACTAGGTCAATACCAAAAGTTTGAAAAACTAAATACAGAGGAAAACAAAGACTCAGCTTTTTTATTACAAAAAATGGTTGAGATATTCTGTAAGCTAAACCTCCAAGACGTTTTACAAATTAAGGTTAGAAGTCTTAACGGTATAGTATCTCACCTTAACGAGATATTTGAAAAAGAATATAAGCTGGTAGAGACCTTTACTTTAGAAGGTGTTAAGTATGGTTTCTGTCCTATGCTAGACGATATGACACTAGGAGAGTACATAGACCTAGATAACACTTTAGGAGAATGGCAAGAGATGCATAAAGCCATGAGTATTTTATATAGACCTATTACTTTCCAAAGAAATAATAAATACCAAATAGAAGAGTATAAAGGAGTAGACAATGCAGAGGTATTTAAGAATATGCCGCTGGACGTTGCTTTTGGTTCTATGGTTTTTTTTTGGAATTTAAAAAACGAATTGTTGACCAATATCCTGAGCTTTTTACACATGGAGAGCAAAGGCAATCTGACACCTCAGCAACTGGAGGCTTTGGAGCAAAGTGGGGTTGGTATCAGTCAATCTATGGACTTGCTCAAGGCGATGTTACCAAATTTGATAAGATTACCGAATTAAACGTACATAAATGTCTAATGTATTTAGCTTTTGAAAAAGATAAGATAGAGCTTGAAACTAAACTAATAAAGAAAAAATGAAAGGTTTTTACAACGTAACTCAGCAATTAAAAACAGCTTTAGCAGCGGAACCGTTTTGTAATACCGTCAGCTTTGGAAACATAGACGATATAGATTTAAAGAAACAAACGATATTCCCTTTAAGTCATATCATAGTAAACAACGCTACAATAGGGACCAATACAATCCTATTTAATATCTCTATTTTATCTATGGACATTGTAGATATTAGTAAGGAGGAGGTAACAGATGTATTCGTAGGAAACGACAACGAACAAGACGTACTAAATACTCAACTAGCTTTACAGTCAAGAGTATTAAACCAGTTGCAAAGAGGAGAGCTATATACTAACCTCTACCAAATAGAAGGCGACATAAGTTGTGAGCCTTTTGTAGATAGATTCGAAAACAAGTTAGCAGGTTGGGCAGCAACCTTTGACGTATTAGTACAAAATGATATGACGGTATGCAGCTAACAAAAACACAAACCGCACTAGAAGCCTTTAAAAAGTTTGTTATACAACAAGCTAGGACTAGATTAACTAAAGGTAAAAAGAACGCCTCTAGGGAACTTTACAATAGTTTAAAAGGTGTTATAGGAGTTGGTCCTAATTCTATTGCTTTAGATTTTGAAATGGAGGAGTACGGAATATACCAAGACAAGGGAGTCAAAGGAGTAGGAGGAGTAAGAAAAACTACAAGTAAGTTTAACAGTAAAAACAACAAGGGTAAGATGTGGAAGCAAAAAGCTAAAAACAGTCCCTTTAGTTTTAAGCAAGGCAATAAACCCTCTGTTAAACATTTCAAAGATTGGGCGAGAATGAAAGGACTAAACGCTTTTGCAGTAAGAGAGTCAGTATATCACCAAGGTATTAAACCTAGTTTATTCTTTACTAAACCTTTTGAACAAGCATTTAAGAAACTACCTAATGAATTAAAAGATAAGTTTGGCTTAGATATACAAGACTTTCTAGCATTTACATTAAACCAAGATAGATTAAGATGAGTACATATACTAAAATAAACGTAAGGTCACCTTTTTTCTTACACTTAACCGAACCAGCTGACCCTCTTCCTGAGTACGATTGTACAGTAGCAGGATTAACAGGATTTGCAGTAGATAACCAAGGGGTAATAACTCTACCTACTCCAGCTGTAGGAGCTATTCTAAGTTATACAAGCTCAGACGGTGATTTTGCAAATAACAAGTTTGCAGTAGAAAATAGTGATACTTCTAGGACTATATCAGTAACGCTCTCTATACCTCCTAACTTATTCTCTAATAGTAGCGATGCTACATTTGTGTGTACAGCTACAGCTACTCAAGCTGGTACTGGAGCTGGTGGAGGTACAGCTGTAATAGCACCTTGTACTGGAGGACCTAGTACCTCAGGCTCAATAGGCGCACAAACTTTAACTCTTGGAGGTTCTAGCGTTGACGTAGATTTAGCTGGATTCTTTACAAGCGAAACAACTTACTCATTTTCTAATCCTAATCCAAACTTAGTAGACGTAGCAATCTCAGGAAGTGTTTTAACATTATCACCTACTACCCAAGCTGGTACGACTGTAGTTTATGGTATTGGTAGAGACAATAGCTACCCTACAACTTGTCAAGCAACTCAATCTATAAGTATAACTGTTAATGCAGGGGTGGCTTATGCTTGTACTTTAAATGGAGTAAACGTAATACAGGGAGGTTCTATAAGTCAGGCAGGAGTAATAACAAATCCTACAACGGTCCCAGTAGCAGCAATAACAGCTATAAAAGATTCAGGAGGAAGTGTAATAACCAGCGTAAGTGCAAACACTACTGGAAGCGTTAAGGACGTTGCTTTAACTTTTGTCTTAACAGCACCAGCACAATTTACTAACGCAGGAGCCTCAGTAGAGTGTGACTTAACATTAAAACAAGCTGCCTCTAGTTTAAAGCCTTGGAATTGTGATATAGCAAACCTTACTGGACAGTCAATAGCTCAAAACGGTGCTATATCTCTTGGTACTGCTACTAATGGAACTGTAAAGAGTTTTACTCCTCCAAATCCAGTTTTCTCAAGTTCAGTAACTACAGATACTCCTAGAACTGTAGTATTTCAAGTATTAATACCTAGTGGTTTCGTAGGTGAGGGTACTACTGTAGACTGTACAAAAGACAATTTAACTCAACCAGCTGGGACTAATGTTTGCGGAAGTAATACTAAGTTTATTACTAAAGGAAAACAAAACATCCAAGACGACAATCCTAACCAGTCCGATTTTTGCTCGTTAGCTTTTGCAGCCGATGCAATAACAGAAGTGACATCTACTAAGAGTTCACTAATGGACCCTAACGCTAGGATATGTAAAGGCGGAACACCTTTTGACGGTAAGAATTTATATTACGGAATAGCTAATGTAAGTACAGATAGATACGCAGGTCCAAATGGAGGGTTCTTTAATTGGGTAAGAATAGACTCAGACGGAATAGTAACCGAGGCAGGTTCTAAGTCTTGTCCTCAAGTTGGTGGAGCAGGTGGAGTAAATGTAGTTTAATAAATAGATATGGCATTAAAAAGAATAGAATTAAGTTTGTTTATATGGGACGGTGTGATAGGTGATAGACCTAACCTGCCGCAATACTCAATAACAAAAAGTGTAATAACAGGGCAGTCAAACATAACTATAGAAATAGCAGAGCTTGTAAGAGACTATTTTACAATCTCATTTAACGATGACTATCGCTCTATAGCTAGATATGTACAAACCGTAGTAAACTCTTTTGACGATGCGGATGAGCCTTATGATACAAACCCAGTAGTAACTACCTATGTAGCCTTAGACGGATATGGGTACTTCGAGGAGGGGACAAATCCTGAGCTTAATAGACATGCTTTGTTTAGTTCTAACAATATATACCTGCCTGAAAATACTACAGGTAAGTTTCCAATCTTTGCAGAGGGAGTAGGCAAGGTTATAATAGATTCAACTACAACTCAAATAACAGACGGTGGAAGTACAGGAGCAGACAATACAACCTCACCAGCTGGATTTGCGTCAAACCCAAAAGTTCAGTATATAACTATTCCAGCTAACAGCTCAACAATACAGATATTTGATACAGATGACACTACGGTAAAAAAGACAGTAACAGTTACAAACGTATGCGAACCAAAATATACTCCGATAAAATCCGTTTTTATAAATAAGTTCGGAGCTTTTGAAAATTTCTACTTTTTTAAGAGTAGTAAAGAGAACACAAATGTAACAGACGAGCTATTTAAAAGAAATATAATAACAAATACTAGCTCTACTTATAACACCTATGACAATCAAAGACAAAGAATAAACGTAAACGCTCAAACGTCTTTGACTCTAAGTACAGGTTTTATTAAGGAAGAGATGAACCAAACTATAGAGGAACTTCTTTATAGTGAAAATGTTTATTTAATTTATGAAAGTAAAACTCTAGCAGTAGTACCTAAGACAAAAAACTTAGAATATAGAACCTCCTTAAACGACAAGCTCGTAAACTATACAATACAGTTCGACTTTGCGTTTGATAGGATTAACAATGTTAGATAATGGTCCAACTACAGGTTTTTTTTGATAATCAGGAAGTAGAGCTATTTAAAGACGAGAGTATTGTACTTACTCAGTCAATACAAGACATTAAAGATATACAGAAAGTCTTTATACCTTTTACTCAAACCTTTAACGTCCCAGCGTCAAGAAACAATAATAAGATATTTAACCATTTCTATAACTTTAATATACTAGGCTTTGATGCTAGAAAAAAAACAGATGCAGAGCTATACTTAAATTTCAAGTTATTTAAAAAAGGCAAAATAAAACTAGAAGGGGTACAGCTTAAAAACAACGAACCACATACTTATAAACTAACCTTTTTCGGTAATACAGTAAACCTTAAGGACCTACTTGGAGAAACCAAACTTAACTCTCTTATAGGATTACAAAAATATAAGTTTACTTACGATAGTTCAACTATTCAAAGCTTAATGACAGGTGGCTTAGACTTTGTTGCTTTAGACGGTAACGTTAACAACGCTCTTATAATTCCATTAATAACTCACACAGCAAGACTAACCTTTGATAGTAACTCCGCAGTAACTAATACTGATACTATAAAAAACATTAATACAAGTGCTGGGACCTCAACAAGCTATGGAGTTCCATTGTCTGAATTTAAACCAGCTATAAGACTCTACTCTATTATAAAAGCAATAGAAGCCGAGCCTAGCTATAATATAAAGTTTAGTACAGACTTTTTTAGTAGAACTAATGAGCCATTTTTTGGACTTTATATGTGGCTACACAATAAAGAGGGAGCCTTATTAGACAACCAGTCAGCACAAAGTCAGGTTTTAAACTTCGCACCGCTTTCAGGTCAAGTAGATAAAGATGGGGTATTTGGAGGCTTTGGAAACAAAAGTTTCGAGTCTAGTGTGGATGAAATCTTAAAAGCGGATAAATATAATAACAGTAAAATCAACCAAGTATCAAGACATTTAACCGTTAAAGTAACTCCCTCAGGTAGTGACCCTTATAACTTAGTTATAAAAAAAGACGGTGAAGAGTTTCAGCGTTTTGAGAACTTAACAGGGACTACAGAAAACGGACAAAGCGGAAACGTAAAACTTAAAGACGGTATAGAAATACAAGACGGAGTTTATACCTTTTATGTAGAATCGGAAGCCGCTCAAAACTTTACTCTAGTTGTAGGTAATAGGATAAAAACCTCACAAGGGTTTCCATTTGGTAAAAGTGCTAGTGAGTTTTATTTAACAGGCACTACTTCCATAGGTGCTAGTAAGGAGCTTTCAGCTGTGGACCTAATGCCTGATATGAGGGTAATAGACTTCCTTACAGCGTTATTTAAGTTATATAATCTTACAGCTTTTGAGGACGATAACGGTATAGTACAAGTAAAGACCTTAGATGACTTTTACGCTAGTAGCACTACAGCTCATGATATAACAGAGTATGTAGATAAAACAGAAACCGTAACTGATAGCGTTTTACCTTTCCATGAGGTAGACTTTAGATTTGAAGGTACTGGTAGCTTTCTAGCTAATAACCATAAACAGTTAGCAGCTCACGAATGGGGAGCTTTATATGAGAGAGACAAAACGCAAACAGGCGGAACTACTTACGATATTAATATACCTTTTGAACATTTCAAATACGAACATCTATTTACTTCTAACAATAAAGTAGAAAGTACAACTTTAAGCGGAGTACAATATGGTTATAGCGTAGATGAGAGTCAAAGTCCTTATCTCGGTCAGCCTTTGATATTCTATGCTGCTAATTCAGCTACAAATATTAGAGCTTTAAATCTAGCAGGCACCGCAGGGGTTACAATCAATACTCCATTTATACCTCTTAACTGTATTGAAAAAGGAAGTACAGCACTAGCAGGAAAACAAAGTATTAACTTTAATGCTGAGTTTGACGAGTTCTCTTTAGAAGTAAATCCTACTTCTTTATTTAAAACATATTATGAGACTTATATAAAGGATGTATTTGACCCTAGAAAAAGACTAACAAGTCTTAAGGCTTATTTACCTATGAGTCTTATTTACAATCTAAACCTAGCAGACAAATTTATACTTAACAATAACGAGTATAGAATAAACAAAATATCTACTAACTTTGAAACGGAACAGAGTAGCTTAGAACTTACAAACATATTCGAAACTCCTGATTTTAGAGTTTTAACAGTTGTAGAAATGAATTGTGTAACCGCAGACACAACAAATCTTAGAGCGGACACTATAGACGTAAGAGCAGACGCAGGATGTGATAATAAGACTACCTTACCTAATATAGCTACTGGATTACCGCAAAACGTAAACAACAACCCTCAGAGTGTATTTAGTGATACTAACTTGCCAGTAACAGCACCAACATTAGCAGAGCTACAAATACCAGTTGGGACAAGTACAGAGGTTTTCTTTGCTCACCAAATAACAGCGGCTGGAAAAATTGGAGGTAAGGGTAACATAGATGAGTATGGTTTCTTATATGCAACCTCTACAACAAATCTAAGCTCTACAGATGACATAGACACTCTTAAAACATTGTCAGGAATTACAACTGTAGCCTTTACGCCTAGTTTAGCTGTAGCTAACTCTTTAATAGTTGATAATGTACCAATACAAAAGGTTTACAAAAAAGCAAGTCTTACTCATCCAGCTAGTTTTTACTATAGATTCTACGCAAGAACAAACACAAAAGCTACTAACACCAAAGCGGATGCAATAAGTACAGCTCAATTAGTTAGCACAAATGCAAGTACAGTTAGTCAATATAACAACGCTAACGGTGATAACATGGTAGGTATTGTTGGAACTACAGGCTATATTACAAATACTGCTCCCTTAGGTTTTTCAAAGAATAACTTCCAAAATTACGGTGCAGAAAACCAAGAAGGATTTATAATTCGTCATACAAATAATTTAACAGTAGATACCGCTAAAGAGATAATAGAATGGCTAACAAGTACAGCGTCACCAGCTATAGATACTTACTACGATATATCACACACTTTCAAGGCTTTAGATAGATTCGGTGCCGACAATGCGAGTATGTTTAATATGACAGATAAAACTAATGCAAAAGTTAAATATGTATTATTCGCAGGTGCCTATCCAGTAGTAATGATAAAAGGAGGTACAGTTTCAGGTACTCTTGCTACCTCAGGGACTTACTCTATAGGTGACGGAAACGGTGATTTTCAAAGTACCTCGTAATTAGAAAGATATGATAGAAAATATAATACAGCTTTTAGAAATAGCAAAGCAACAAAATTGGAGAGGTGACTATATAGATATAGCATTAGGATTAAATAAATATCCTGAATCAATAAGAGAGGGATTTAAACAACATAAAAGAGGACTATGGCACAAAAAGTAATGTTAGAGCTTGAAGTCAAAACTGGAGCTGCTATAGACAATATAGAAGATGTTCAGGAGGCTATACAAGACGTAGGAGAGGAAACAAAAAAAACGACAACCGATGTAACTGAGTTAGGTGGTCAACTAGACTCTGTATCAGGCGGAGCTATAACAAAGTTTAAAGGACTTACTGGTACCCTTGGAGGTGTTGTTAAGAGTTTCAAAACACTTAAGGGAGCTATAATTGCTACAGGTATAGGAGCTTTGATTATAGCAGTAACAGCTCTGACTACAGCTTTTACTTCAAGTGAAGCTGGACAAAACAAGCTATCTAAAGCATTAAAACAGTTGGGAGTTATTGCTGGGAATGTAGGTGATATATTTTCTAGTCTTGGTATGGTAATTATAGGAGTCTTTACAGGTGATTTAGATGAGGCTGGAAAAGCCTTTGATGAGTTTAAAGAAAGGATTACCAACTTTGGCGAAGAGACACGAAAAGAAATAGCTTTAGCTGGTGAACTTGCTGATAAGATTGCAGAGGCAAATAAAAAAGAGAGAGAATTACTTGTAGAGAGAGCGCAGACTAACGTAGAAATAAATAAGCTAAAAACAAAAGCCGCAGAGGTTGATAAGTTTACTACAGAACAAAGAATATCATTCTTACAAAAAGCTGCCACCTTAGAAGATGAAATAACAGGCAAAGAGGTAGAGTTAGCTAAGACTAGAAGAGATATAAAAATACAAGAAAACTCATTAAGCGAATCTACCCAAGAGGACCTTATGGATGAGGCTATGCTAACTGAGCAGGTAATAAGACTTGAAGAGGGTAGGCTTATTAGAAATAAAGAACTTCTAGGAGTAGCAGCTGGACTTAGAAAGGCAGAAAACGATAAGATAGCAGCCGAACGAAAAGCAGAGCTAGACGCTTTTAAAAAACAGCAAGACGATATATCGGCAATACTTAAAGATAGTATTACAACAAATGCAACGGCTGTTATAACCTCTGAGAAAGATGTAAATAGTAAACTTAAAGGACTTCTTAAGAAAAAAGGTGAGGACGAGGTTCAGATAGAAAAACTAACAACTGAGCAAAAACTTAAACTAGCCTCAGATGCTTTCGGTAATTTAGCTACTATATTTGGAGAGGAAAGTAAGGCTGGTAAAGCAGCGGCAATAGCACAAACTACGATAGATACTTTAGTTTCCGCACGAGCAGCCTTTAAGTCTTTAGCTGGTATTCCAGTAGTAGGACCAGTTTTAGGAGGTATAGCCGCAGCGGCAGCACTAGCTACAGGATTTAGAACTATTAAAGAAATTCAAAGTGTTGGTCCTCCAGTAGCAGCACCAAACGTAGCAGGTCCTAGAGGAGCAGCGTCACCAAGTTTTAACATAGTAGGAGCTAGTCCAGTAAATCAACTAGCAGAAACTATAGGAGAGCAAAGCAGCCAACCAGTAAAAGCCTTTGTAGTTTCTAATGAGGTTACTACAGCACAAGGTTTAGAACGTAATATAATAGACGGTGCAACGATTGGATAACAAAATATAAGAAATTAGATTGTATAGATATGGATATAGTAGAGTTAATAATAGATGAAAATGACCAAACCCTTGGTATAGAAGCAGTTAGCTTAGTAGAAGCACCAGCCATTGAAGAAACGTTTGTAGCATTAAAAAACCAAAAGATAGAATTTGCAGAGGTTGACAAAGAAAAACGTATTCTTTTAGGACCAGCTTTAATTCCTAATAAACCCATATTTAGAAAAAGAGCAGGAGAAGAGGAAGGCTTTTATATTTACTTTTCCAAAGATACAGTACGCAAAGCAAGTGAATTGTTTTTCCAAAAGGGCAACCAAAATAACGCAACCTTAGAACATAACGTAAAACTTAAAGGACTAACAGTTGTAGAGAGCTGGTTAGTTGAGGGGGATAATGATAAGAGTAAGAACTACGGACTAGATATGCCTGAGGGTACTTGGATGATTTCTATGAAAGTAGAGGATGAAAAGATATGGAACGAATATGTAAAAAGTAAAAAGGTTCTAGGTTTTAGTATAGAAGGTTACTTTGCAGACAAGTTAGAAAGACCTCAAGACCGAGCTATTAAAGATGACCTCAGCGAACTAGAAAGCGAGTTTCTATTAGAAGAGTTAAAAGAAATGCTATCTACTAGGGTTACACTAGACTCGTATAATGACTATCCTGACTCAGCTGTAAACAATGCAAAAAAAGCAATAGACCTAAATAAGTCTATAGACAATAAGTGCATGACTCAAGTAGGTAAGATAAGAGCTAGACAAATCAGCAAAAAGCAAAAACTCTCTGAGCAGGTTCTAGTAAGAGTTAGGTCTTATTTAGAAAGAGCAGAGGTTTACTATAATGAAAAAGATATGAAAGCGTGTGGGACGATTGCCTACCTCGCTTGGGGGGGATTGTCTATGAAGAGATATGTAAACGCTAAACTAAAGACTCTAGGATATGAAAACCTAGAAGAGCAGTCTACAAGAGTAATTGATGAAAACTACGCTATTATAGACGATAGATTAGCTTATAGCAGTTTACAAAAAGCGGTTGATATAAGTAAAGATTTAGGTTGTCAGGGTTTCCATATTCATGAGATGGACGGTAAAAAATGGTATATGCCATGTGAACAGCATAGCGTAAATATGAAATATAAATGTCCTAAAGGTTATAAAAAAGATTACCAAAAACATAAGTGCGTTAAAATGGCTGAGGTAGGACCAAGAGGCGGTATCAAAAAAAGTCCAAAAGCTCCAAAGTCAGGAACACCAAACCCAAAACCTAAAGGAGAGGGAACAGCTAAAGGAGACGCATCCACGACAAGAGGTGCTAAGGTTTCGGCTAAAGATTTAGCAGCCTTACAAAAAAAAAGCGATGACTTTAACGAAAGGTATAAAGACAAGCTAGGATACGGTGCAACAATAGGACAACTTAAAGCGGTATTTCAAAGAGGTCTAGGAGCCTTTAATACTTCCCATAGTCCTAGGATTAAGTCACCTACTGCATGGGCACAAGCAAGAGTCAACGCTTATCTATATTTACTTAAAAACGGTAGACCACAAAACGCTAAATATACTGGTGATTTTGATTTGCTACCTAAGAAACATCCAAAGAGTCCAAAATGAAAAGATACATAAAAAAGGTTTTTAATTATTATAGGACTACAAGTCCCCAAGACGATACAAGAGCCTGTTTGTGTGAGGACAATACTTATTCTAGGAGATGCTGTGACGGTTCTTTAAACGCTCAGGGTATTGGAAGCGTTACAAAAACAACAACAACTTATTTTTATAAACTACAAAAATGTGGACATAGTTCACAAAAAGAGATTTACATAGAAGATATAGAACTAACTGTAAATGATATTTACTATTTTAATTTTGCAAATACTAATCATAGTGGATGTTATACTGTTACACAAACAAGAACCTCAGGAGACCAAAAGGTAAACTCAGTTGTATCTTACAATAACTGCGATGCTTGTATAGCAGCAAACTAAAAATAAAAAAAGGAGCCGAAGCTCCTGTTGTTTTGTTAAAATAAACCTTTTTTTAGATAATTGTTAATTGACCATTCAATTCCGTAACCTTTTTCAATCATTTCAATAACGTCGTTAAAGGTTGTGTATTTTTTGATATTATCAAATGAATAATTTTTATAAGGCTGAATCTTTTTGTCAGCAAATGCACCCTCATTAGTTGTGATGCTTTTTATTTTTTTAAATACTTTTTTTTCTAGTTGTGTCATTTTATTTTGTTTTTGTTATTGTTTTACTCTGTAAATATACAACCTTTTTTGATATAAACAAATAATTAACAATTTATTTTAAATATGCAACAAAAAACTTGCTATCTAGTTGTTATATAAAACCCTTATTATATGAAAGCACTAGAAATGTTAAATAAAGTTAAGGAGCTTGTTGGTGTTGAGCTGGAAACAGAAAAAGTAACACTAGCTCAGGCTACTTTAAAAAACGGTACTGTGCTAGAGAGTGAGAGCTTTGAAAAAGGCTCAGAAGTCTTTATAGTTACAGAAGATGAGAGAGTAGCTTTACCAGTTGGTAGCTATGAGCTTGAAGATGGTGAAATGATACTTGTAAAAGAAGAAGGTATTATTGATGCTATTGGAAAAGCAGAAGAAGAAGAAGTCCAAGAAAAAGAGGAAGAACTATCTGAAGAAGTTGAAGTACAAGCGGAAGAAGAAAAAGAAGAAATGCAGTACGCTACTAAAACCGAGCTTGAGGAAGTTAAGAAACTTGTCGAGGAAGTAAAGGATATGGTTAAGGCTATGGACCAAAAACCTAAAGAAGAGATGTCAGCGGTTGTTGAACCTCCTCAAAAGATAACTCATAGTCCAGAGATAAAAGAAAGTAAAGTCAATGTACAGACTCCACAAAGGCAGCCTGAGACTACATACGACAGAGTTTTACAGAAAATAGCAAATATTAATAAATAATAATATGAAAAGAAGAGTAGACTTAAGTACAACTACCTCTATAACAACTACTTACGAGGGAGAGTACAAAGGGCAAATAATTAGCGCAGCTTTGCTTTCAGGGAAAACACTAGCTGAGGAAAATTTAACTATTAAGCCGAATATCAATTTCAAAGAAGTTATCCAAAAAATAGCCTCAGACGATATTGTAAAAGACGCATCATGTGACTTCAATCCGCAATCAACTTTAACTTTAACAGAGAGAGTTTTACAAGTGGAAGAGTTCCAAGTTAACTTACAACTTTGTAAAAAAGATTTCGTAAGTTCTTATTTAGGTGCTGATATGTTACCTAGTGCTATGGGCAGACAACTACCTAATAGCTTTGGTGATTTCTTAATGGCTCATGTAGCAGACAAAGTTTCACAAAGAATCGAAACTACTATTTGGAATGGAACTAACGCAACAAGCGGACAGTTTGACGGATTTAAAACTACATTACTAGCAGACGGTGATGTAAACGACGTAGCTGGTACAACTTCTACTACTGCAAACGTAATAGACGAGATTCAAAAGATTTTCGCAGCTATTCCTAGTGCGGTATTTGGAGAGGAAGATTTACTAATCTACCTACCTAGCAATATGTACAGAAACTACCTTTCTGCCCTTGGTGGATTTGGAAGTAATGGACTTGGAGCGGCTGGTACTGACAACAAAGGACCACAATGGTACGGTGGAGGACCTTTAAGTTTCTCAGGAGTTAAGATAGCTCATGCACCGGGATTAGCGAATGATACAGCTGTAGCAGCTCAAAAATCAAACTTATTCTTTGGCTGTTCGTTACTAAGCGACACTTCAGAGGCGAAGTTGATAGATATGACTGACATTGACGGAAGTAACAACGTAAGAGTAGTTCTTAGATATGCGGCTGGTATTCAGCACGGTATCGGAGGAGACGTAGTTTTATATTCATAATATTAATAGATAAAAAGATATGGGAACAACAGTAACATTTAGTAACGACGTTGAGAGAATCAAAGACGTTACAGAAGCGATTAGCGTAGGTGGTACTCTAGGCATGGCTGACTCAGGAAAGATATTTCTTGTCTCAGGTACAGGCGGAACAGTAACACTTCCAGCACCAACCGCAGGTTTTAACATAAGATTTGTAACAAGCGGTGGACTAACATCGGCGAATACAGTAATAGCAGGAGGAACAGCCGACGTAATGGAAGGCTCTATAATCGTAGCAGGAGCTGTAGTAGACGTAGACGCTGCGGACCAACTTAATTTTGTACACACTGCGGACAACGTAGGAGACTTTGTCGACATTTGGAGCGACGGAACTTCTTACTTTGTTTTTGGTAATGCACTAAATAGCGGAGGTATAACAGCTACTGGTTAATTAATAACTGGTGGCTGAGACTGCCGCCTAATAAATTTAAAATCAATGGCTTGTTTACTTACAGCGGGAAGAAAGGTACCATGTAAAGATGTTGTCGGTGGGATTAAAGATATATTCTTTTTTAATTATAGCACTATAACAACGACTTTTGATAGTACAGATACAGACGTTATAGACAGTTTAGGAGACGTAACTTGTTTTAACTACGAATTAAAAGGGAATAGCTCTTTTGAACAAACAATAACAGCCTCAAGAGAAAACGGAACAGCTTTCTTTGAGCAGACGTTAAATTTAACTTTAACAAAATTGACAGTTCAAGACCATAAAGAGCTTAAACTTTTGGTATATAATAGACCTCATGTAGTTATAGTAGATTATAACTCTAATGCGTTTATGATGGGCTTAGAACATGGAGCAGACGTTTCAGGAGGAACGATTGTAACTGGAGCAGCTATGGGAGACTTAAGCGGTTATACGCTTACTCTTACAGCTCAAGAGTTGAAACCAGCTAACTTCTTAGAGGGTGCGACTTCAGCTAATCCATTTGCAGGAATGACAGGAACGGTAACTGTAACGGAAGGAACTAACTCGTAAGGGTTATTCATTTGGTAAGATTAAAGGGTAACTTAACGGTTGCCCTTTTTTTTATAACAAAATTTAGCTTTTTTGGTTGTATATATATGATTATATTACAAGAGAGCGGCTCTTCACAAAATATAGACTTTATTCCTAGGAGTTTTACAAGCGGTAGGAGTTATTCTGTTTCAATAGTAGACGAAACATCTAACAAAGTAATACATACAGCTACTACTACTGGCATTACTAGCAACTTATATTTTAATAGGTATAGTGCAACCTTTGCAACAAAGCAAGACATATTCTATAACCTAACAATAAAAGACGGTACTACGGTAATATTTAAGGATAAGATATTTTGTACAAACCAAACAGACCTACCAAATTACAGCGTTAACAATGGGGTCTATACCGCTAATAGTGACGATAACGAATTTATAACAGTATAATGGATAATTTACATATAGTAAACTTGTCGTCTTATAATAGACCACAAATAAAAGAAGATAAGAAACTTGACTACGTCAAATACGGTGACGATAACGATTACTACTCTTATCTTATAGACTTATTTACTAACTCGACTACAAACCATTCTATCATATCCTCAGTTGCGTCTATGGTATATGGTAAAGGGGTAGATGCGTTAGACAGCTCTACAAAGACAGATGAGTACGCAGCCTTAAAATCTATATTTAACAATGACTGTTTAAGAAAGATATGTTTGGACCTAAAACTTTTAGGAGAGGCTAGTTTTCAAGTAATATACCAAAACGGAAAAGTATTAAAAGCCGAACACTTCCCAAGACAAACTCTCAGAGCTGAGAAAATGGACGATGAGGGTAAGATAAAAGGCTATTACTATTCAGCTGACTGGTCCAAAGTAAAACAGGGAGACGACCTTAAAAGAATCGCAGCTTTTGGATATGGTAATAAAGTAGAACCTGAGATAAAAGTAATTAAGAAGTATATATCAGGCTATGATTACTACTGTCCCCCTGATTACCAAGGTGGAACAGCATACGCAGAAATGGAAAGCGAAATAAGTGACTACCTTATAAACGATATTCAAGCAGGTTTCTCAGGAACTAAAGTAATAAACTTTAATAATGGGGTGCCTGATAGAGAAAAACAGCTACAGGTTAAGCAGGATATAATGAACAAACTAAGCGGTAGTCTTGGAGAGAAAATTATAGTTGCTTTTAACAACAATGCAGAAAGTAAAACAACTGTAGATGACCTACCTTTAAACGATGCACCAGCACACTATGAGTATTTAGCTAGAGAGTGTGCAAATAAATTAATAGTAGCTCATAAAGTTACAAGTCCTTTACTCTTGGGTATAAGAACAGAGAACCAAGGTCTAGGCTCAAATGCAGACGAAATAAGAACCGCTAGTCTACTTTTCCATAATACTACTATAAGACCCCTACAAGAGCTTATAACGGACTGTATGGACCAAATACTAGCTGTAAACGATATAAGCCTTAAGCTGTACTTTAAAACGCTACAGCCTTTAGAATTTATAGAAACAGAAAACGCAGTAACTAAAGAAGCTAAAGAGGAAGAGACAGGAGTAAAACTTTCAGACGATAAACTAAACAGTATAGCAGACGCTCTTATAGATTTAGGAGAGGATGAGGACCTAGAAAACTGGGACTTAGTAGACGAGAAAAAAGTAGACTATGACGAGGAGGAAAGGCTAGATAAAATGATAGGGTTAGCAAATACAGGAAGTGCTAGACCAAATGCTAGTAGTGAACAAGACGGTGAGGTAGAAAAACAGGACGAGGTTTTAAAATTTAAAGTTAGATACGCATACGCACCAGCAAGAGCAGACAATGAATCGAGAGAGTTTTGTAGTAAAATGGTAGCAGCAAAAAAGGTTTATCGTAAAGAAGATATTATCTCTATGGATAATAAAGTAGTAAATGCTGGTTGGGGTCCTAACGGTGCAAATACCTATTCTGTTTGGTTTTTCAAAGGAGGTGGGTCATGTAGGCATTTTTGGATTCGTAAGACGTTTATGGCTAAAGATGTAAACCCTGATGTAAAAAACCCAAATGCAGAGATAACAGTAAATAAAGCAAAAAGCGAAGGTTTCACACCAGCAACCAATGACGCTAAAGTAGCTAAAAGAACAAGAGACCAAGTCAATAGAGGTTTTCTACAACCTAAGAACTTTAAAACACCAAAAAGTAAAGGAGTATAAATATGGCAGATTTCGCACTTTTCGTAACAAGAGCTGACGTTGTAAAGTTTACTTCGGCAAATGGTAATATAGATACTGATAGTTTTATACAGTATTTAAAGGAGGCTCAGGATATACATATACAAAACTATTTAGGGTCTAAGTTGTATGAAAAACTACAAACAGATGTAAAAGCAAATCCTACTAGTCTTACAGGGAACTACTTGACTTTAGTAAATACGCATATAAAACCATGTTTAGTACATTGGGCAATGGTAAGAGCTTTGCCATTTTTAACCTATACGGTATCTAACAAGGGAGTATTTAAAGGAACAAGCGAAAACGCTGAGAGTATAACAAAAGAAGAGCTAGACTACCTAGTAGAAAAAGAGAGAGAGACTGCTCAGTATTATACAGATAGACTTATAGACTTTTTAGTCTTTAATTCCCCTAGTATGTTTCCTGAGTATTACACTAATAATAACGATGACAGACATCCTTTAAAGGGTGGGACCGATTTTGAGGGTTGGGTACTATGAGAAAATACAAACCTAAAAAAGAAAATGTTACCAAGCTAAAGAAGTATTTGGCTTATATAACAAAAAACGATAAAAAAGATTGTAATAATATAGTTAATTATGGCAAATACAGTTGATTGGGGTAAGGTTTATTGTAACATGGTTACAAATAACAGTTGGGGAGTAGATATAGCATACACTACCCAAGCGATAAACGATTTATCAACTCCTACTTGTTGGACAACATTCACAATAAGTGCGGATACTACAGACTTTAAAGCTGACAACATTGATTTAACTGCGGATGTTACATTTATATAAAAAAATAAAAATTAAATAGTTATGGCTAAACAACTTGTAAATATAGGAACAGACCCAAACGATAATACTGGTGATACCCTTAGAGCAGCATACGACAAATTAAACGACAACGATACAGAAATATACTCTCTATTAGGTAATGGCACTACCTTATCTATAACAGGAGACGTAAGCGTATCTTCAGGAGCAGTAACAATAGCAAACGATGCTGTAGAACAAGCTATGATAGCAGACGATGCGGTAGGAGCTGACCAACTGGCTAGTAGTGCGGTAGTTACCGCAAGTATTGTAGATGACAATGTTACTCACGATAAGTTAGAACCAAGATATACAGGCACAACAACAATAACAGCAACTTCAGGTAATACTAATGTTGATTGGTCAACATCAACTGTTTTTAAATTACAGTCAGCTTGTACAGGTGCTAAGTCATTTACTTTTTCAGCTTTTAAAGTAGGTCAAGTAATAACTTTCCATAATTTAACAGGTGGTTATACAATAACACTTATAGCAACAAATGGAACTTTTAACAAGTTAGGCGAAAAAGACTATGATGGCTCTAAAACTAACGCTTTAATGGTAGAATGTATTGACGATTCAGCAAACCCAATTTTTAATTACTCAGTATTAACCTATGTAAGTGATTCAACACCAAGCTAAAAAATAAGATATGAAAGCAATAAATATAGACGGTACAATTAAAACCTATAATTCAATTCCTAAAACTTGGGGCAATATTTTAGGTGTACAATATTTAAATGATTCAAGTTTAGAAGAACTTGGTTTTTACGATGTAGTAACACCTTCAACTAAACAAAGCCAAGAATTAGGCTCTATAGAATGGGATTCAAAAAATAAAGTATTTACTTATCCTGTTAAAAATAGGACTTATAGCCAAACAGTAGCTGAACTTAAAACACAAAAAATAGAAAACCTAAAAAGTATTTATGGAAGTAAGTTAGGTAAAACTGATTGGTATATAGTAAGAGCGCAAGAAGGTATAGCAGCACCACAAGACATTATAGATGCAAGAGCATCTTTAAGAACTGAATGTGCGAGTAAAGAAGCAGAAATAAATGCACTTTCAACAAAAAGTTCTATTGTAGATTATCAACTTCCAAGTTATATATAATGAGTTTAGGAAAAAAGAAAATGCTTTCTCAAGGTGGAGCAGGAGGAATTGTAGGTACTGATTACTTCAATACTGTTACTTATACAGCAAATGGTGGAACACAAGCTATTACAGGGGTTGGTTTTCAGCCTGACTTTGTTTGGGCAAAAAGTAGGGTAGATACGCAACAAAATATTTTATTTGATTCTGTTAGAGAAGCTGGAAATCACGGTTTAATATCTAATCTTGCTTTATCTGAAAGTGGAGTTTCTGCAGGTGCAAATGGGAATGTTTCTTCTTTTGATACTAACGGATTTACTGTTAATGTAGGAACAAACAATAATCCATCTAACAATTACACAAACGACACAAGTAATGGAGGAAGTTACGTTGCTTGGTGTTGGAAAGCAGGAGGTTCAGCAGTAAATAATACAGATGGAAGCATTACAAGTCAAGTAAGTGCAAATACAGCAGCAGGATTTAGTATTGTGAAATTCACATCAAATGCATCAACAATTACTGTTGGTCACGGAATAAACAAACCTGATTTAATAATTTTAAAAGCAACAAGTTTTTCTGACTCTTGGTTTATAAATTGTGTAGGTTTAACAAATCAATCAGATAGAGCGATAAGATTTGGAATTAATGGGGAAGAAACAAGTAATGCTTTTTGGAATAATACAGCACCAACATCATCTGTTTTTTCTGTTGGTAATGGTGTTTCTGTTAGCGGTCAATCTTATATCGCCTACTGCTTCCATTCAACAGCGTATCAGAAAATAGGGTCTTATACAGGGAACGGAAATAATACAGGAACTGTTGTAGATACTGGATTTACTCCTCGATTCGTAATGATTAAAGCAACTACAACTGATAATGGTGGTGGAAATTGGATTATATATGATAACGTAAGAAGTACATCAAACCCAAGAAATAAAAGATTGTATGCAGATTTAAATATTGCAGAGCAATCTATTTCAAATTATGATTTAGATTTTTTAACTGGAGCAACAAAAGGATTCCAACCTAAAATCGGCGCAAGTTCTTATGGATTTAATACACTTAATGTAGATTACATCTATTTAGCAATAGCATAATGGAAGATATAAAGATTTATGGTTTAAATGCAGTTGCTTTAGCATTTTCAGTTAGTGCTATAAATCCTGTTCTACAAGCTATAAGTCTTTTACTTGCTATTGGATATACTATAATATCAATAACACAAAAACTAAAGAAATGACTTTTAAAAACGGTTCAGCAAAAGA